TATCGTTTGGTTGCGATACGAATAACGCGCTGATCAAATGCTTTGCCAAAAGAAACCCGATCGGCATCACCGCACAATTCTAAAAATTTTTGCAACGCCTCCGCTTCAGGGATGCCAAAATTCTCGGCAAATGCATTAGTAACGCCGTGAATATCGGTAGTCTCTTGGGGAATTACCCAGCCACTAGGTTTAATAATAACGTCCATAGTGTCGATAATCTTGCGCGTGGCACCATCACAAAGGATAGCAGCCAATTGAACCAAATGAGGCTGGCTATCGCTTCCGCTTGGCTCTGTGAATTTAATAAGGCCAGTTGTCGCAACTTTGTAGAATAAAATAGTTTTCATGTTATCTCTCTGATTTGGTTAAAGGTGGCGGCTTTCACCGCCAGGTTAAATTAAAACACTCTTGTTGCTATGCGAATATTTTCGTAAATCTCAAAAGCTTTGACTCGTTTATCACCAAGAGGTAACTCACAAGCGTAAGCATGCCATTTTTGTTCGGCTTTTTTATGTGCTTCATAAGCCTCTATGGCCAGACCTTCACAGTGAGGGCTTTCAATATTTTTTTTAGCCACCACACCAGTAAGCGTTGGCGCTGATTCGGCCATAATTTCACCCATTGATAAATTATCAGCTCCGCTAGTTTCTTCCTGAATTTCTTCAGCAAGGGCCGATTGTTCACATTGAGATAAAACACTTTCTTCTTCGATTATCGCGGCTTTAGCTTGTTGTTCGGCTTCGGCTTCGGCTTTTGCTTTCGCTTGCTCTTCCCTGCGGATTTGTTCGCGTTCAGCGTCAAGTTTGGCCTGGGCTTCACGTTCGGCCTTTTCCTTGGCTTCGGCTTCAATACGTGATTTCTCTTCGGCTTTGCGCTCAGCTTCTTCTTGTTCGTGCTCGGATATACGGGCCTTGATTAGATTAACCAGATCATCGTTATCTTTAAGCAATAACATTGCATGATCACTGAATAAGAACTTGTGATCACCGGCTAACCTAGAGAGGCTATCTAAATTTTTACGGATGACCTGGGCAATTTCATTAGCTTCAATTTTAGCGTTGGCAAGTTCAGCATCAACGGCTTCTTCCATTTTTTCAAAACTGCGCTTACCCTTGATTGTTAATTCCCAGTCGACAATCACCTGCGTTATTTGAACGCCGCTAATACCTTCGCTTAATTTTAATAAATGTTCATTAAGCTTGGCCTGAGCATCGTTTTTGATTGAAAGTTTTTTAGTCTTTTTCGAATCCTTAACTTGATTTTCACCATGCGATTGAAGCTTTTGAAGGATGGTATCGGCTTCTTTAACAAAGCCGTTGAATTCATCCAGGCTTTCAAACTGCTTTCCGATATCCACGGCTTTAGTTTTAAGCATTGCCCGGCCAGCTTTAACGTTTTTATTGAATAGCTCTTTATCAACAAAGTCTTGATCAGTGGCAAGGATTAAGCTCATTTGCTCTTGAGCAAGCTCTTTAATCACCGGAATATATTTGCCAAGGTTAGAAACAACCATTGAACCTTCAACGCGACATTCAATTATTGGGAAGCTTTTTTGTTCCCGGGCAACAACAACTTCTTGCTTAGCTTTTAATTCGAAATTTTCTAAATCGATCGCGAATTGCTTCCATCCAGCAATTAATTTTTCGCGGAGTTCTGGTATGGATAGGTAATACATAATTTCGCGCTTATTGCTAGTACCATCAGATACCACAAATAAAACCTGGTCGGCACCGAACACAAGGAGCTGTTGTTCTAGCTGCCAAAAGTAAGTTGGCTCTAATACGTTATTCCGAACGTTTTCAGCAAGGGTTTCATTCCAGAGCTTGTGCTCGAAGATTGTTTTGCCATCGTCTGAAAGTCCATCAAGCGAAGCTAATAGCTTGAGGCCATCAATTTCAATGCTGGCAACCGCGGCCTCAAAGCTATCGGCGGTTTCAAACTCCAATAAATCACGCGCCTTTTCTTCGGTTTCATGACCTTGATCAAAACGTTTTTGAAGCTGTGCTGAAATTACTTCTTTGAACCCTTTCTTATCCTTCATTAACTGAGGGCGGCTTTTGTACTTGCTGGCGCCCATCATTGCCGGGCACTCGCTTGCTGTAAAATGTTCGGCGCGTACCTGGTGCCATTCATCAGAGCCTTGGACTAAGTTATCGTATATTTTCATTATGCGTTCCCTACTTTGTGTATTTTATTTAATTGATCTTCTGAAAAAGTAATGCCCTGGTTATTTCCATTAGCAATAATCTGATCGGGCGTTTTCTTTCCGGCTAAAATTGCTTTTTCCCAGTTAGGAAAGTGCTTGTTGAAGTCTTCATCAGGATAGCAATCACTTTGCTGATTGCCATTAACAAGATCGCTGGCAGCGTCATCATCTTCACCACCAACAATAACGCCTAAGCCACCGGTTAACGTGTAGCGCCTTAAATATGTCACTGTTGACGCGATAGCCTGGATGAAGTTTTTATTGCCAGACGTATCAGCGGGAGCGGTCATAGAGGTTTTTTCTTGATGGCCACTTTTATTGGAAACGATGCAAGTAACGGTTATAAGCTTATCTGATTGTTCTTGCTCAAACCTGTATGAAAGCCCGAACTTAGCGAGCGATGGCTTGATTGCTTGCGATATGTCTTCAATTTTTGCATAAGGACCGCCGTTGTATGTGACGCCCTTCTTTTCAATTACTGGCAAATCAGATTGAAAATTGCTAAGCGCATCAAAGAAATATTTCCTGGACTGGTTAGCTTCATAGCGCTCTTGCAGGGCCATTAACTTTTCAATCTGAGTTATATCAGTGCCTTTTTCAATCGCGAGCTCAATTAATCGCATGTGTGGCTGTACCACTATTGGAAGTTGAACTTCCTGGTTGTTCTCAACAACCAATTCACCTTTATTCATTATTCATTAACCTCAGTTAATTGCTGTTCGGAAAGCTCGTCTTTTATTGAGTAACTAACGCCGACCTTGCCAACCGTTAAGCCTTCATCACCAATTAAAACAACATCGTCGTTGTGTGTTGTTATGCCACCGGAAGTGATTAACTCCATTAGCTGTTCGTCACGCTTAATAACTTCTTTCAATGTTTCGATTTTATGAACCAGGTTGCTCAACTCATTTCTTAACTTTTGTTCTTGGCCAGTTAAATCAACGAACTTCTGAATTAGTTGGCCTTTAGTTTTAATTTCCATGATATTTCCTTTTTGTTTACTGTTTGGACGATTTAAAGATTAGCAACATTAAATACTAACGTCAACATATTCTATTAATTAAATTAAGTTGACTTGTTTATTGGTCTGATTTATATTTGAGGCATAACTAACCAACGAGATATAAAAATGAACTTAGAAAAATCCTTTAATGTTGCCCTGGCAATGCGCGGTAAGAAGCAAAGCGACTTAGCTAAAGAAATGAAGGTGACTAACTCTTACATCAATCAAATTTGTAAGAATGGCTCCCTGTCTATAAGGAAGCTCGACGAGGTTTCCGGACTCTTAGGCTTTAAGCTTTGGGAGTTCATTAAGTTAGGGGATGACTGATCATGAACCGCAATAAAAAATCTTTTTTATTGCACATTGATAGCTTAGATATTCTTGATGATTTAACCGATGAACAAGCCGGAGTGTTGTTTAAGGCTATAAAGGCATATCAAAAAGGTGAAGAATTTGAACTTGACGCCTTTGTGCGAATTGCGTTCTCTCCATTCAAAAATCAATTTACGAGAGATAACGAAAAGTATGATACAACTTGCAAACGCAGAGCTGAAGCGGGTCGGCTGGGAGGTGAAGCAAAACAGGCAAACGCTAGCAAAAGTAAGCAAAAGGTAGCAGGTGCTAGCAAATGCAAGGAAGAGGTAGCAAACCTAGCAGATAGTGATAGTAAGAATAAAACAAATAATAAGAGTGATAGTAAGAAAGAAATAACTATGCCAGCTAAAGCTAACTCTGTTTTTGATTTATTTCAATACTGGTGCGATGTGATGGGAAAATCAATTTCAACCAGCAAGCTAACCAGCAAGCGCGACAAGGCAATCAAAGCCCGGTTGAAAGAAGGTTACACCGTTGAGCAAATAAAAGCGGCCATTGACGGTTGTAGAGCTGATCCGTTTTCTATGGGACATAACGATAGGCAAAAACCGTTTAATGATATTGAGCTAATTTGTCGAACTGGTGAAAAGCTTGAAAGCTTTATTCAAACGCAAGTAGCACCGCAACAATTCAGCGCTGCAACCCAGCGAACTATTGATAATTTAAATAACGTGGAGCTAGATTGATGAATGTAGATTTAAGAAATGGTTGCTGCCTAGAATTGCTGCAGACAATTAAAAGTAAAAGTATCGATCTAATCTGCGCCGATATGCCTTACGGCACCACTAACTGTAAATGGGATTCGGTGATTAATTTGGTACCGCTTTGGGTGGAACTTGAAAGAGTTATTAAGGATAATGGCGCAATACTTCTTTTTTCTCAAACTCCATTTGATAAGGTGCTTGGATCCTCAAATTTAAAATTACTTCGTTACGAGTGGATATGGGACAAGCCTCACGCCACTGGGTTTTTTAACGCTAAAAAAATGCCGATGAAAGCGCATGAGAATATTTTAGTTTTTTACAAGAAACTTCCAACATACAACCCTATTAAAACTCAAGGGCACGAAAGAAAAACAGCAACCCGTTCAAGTTGTGGCTCTGAGATTTACGGTAAAGAAGTCAAAAAGCAACATTATGATTCAACTGAGCGGTACCCAAGAAGCATTCAACGAATAAGCAGTGACAAGCAAAAGAAAAGCCTTCATCCAACACAGAAGCCATTAGAGCTTTTAGAGTACTTAATTAAAACCTATTCAAACGAAAATGACATTATTTTGGATTTCTGCATGGGTTCAGGTACCGCCGGTTTAGCTGCAGTTGAATTAAATCGTAATTTTATCGGGTTTGAGCTCAATAAATACTATTTCGAAATTGCCAAAGCGAGAATTAATCATGAATAAACAAGACGAGCTAAAATTCAAAGAGCTGATAGCAATGATTACGGCCACCTATGAGCGCGAATTTAATCCGGCAAAGATTAAACTCTGGTGGAATTTATTCAAGCCACACTCGTTACAAGCTTTTGAACAAGCTATTTATCAGCACATTGCTTGCCCTGATGCTGGCATGTTTGAACCTAGACCAGCCAACTTAACGAAGTTTATTTACGGCACCAGCAAGCAGAACGAACAGGCGCTTGATGACAAGGCTGAAATAGCCTGGCATGTCATCGAGGGACGAATACGTCGCGTTGGCTCGTATGGGTCGCTTAAAATGGAAGATAAGCAAGCACTAGCCGCCGTTAAAGCAATCGGTGGCTGGAAGAAGCTTTGCGGTTTAACCATGGACAAAATGACCTGGGCACATAAGGAATTCACTGCGGCGTACAAGAATTACGATCGAACACCGCTTGAAGCATTGCCAATGAATTTACCCGGCCGCATTGAATTGGATAAGCATAAATCCGAGTTAGGACAATCAGCGCAGGGAATGAAAGCATTGGCTGAATTAGTTAAGGGAAGTGAATTATGAGTATTAAATTACTTCGTAAAAAATACTTTAGATCAAAAAATAGCAAGGTGAATGTACGATTGGCAATGATTGATTTGCTTGCCAATTCAAGTGCAGACTATACCACCGAAAGAATGAACCACCACCTTTACAAGTGCGGCATGCGTACAAACGAAGGGGCTATTTATAAAATATTTTTAGCCTTGGAAAAAGAAGGTGTTGTTGTTTTTGTTGGTCATATCCCTATTTATACCGAAAATAACAAAGCATACATAGGCACTGATCCTGTGTTCGGATTAATTACATTAAGGAGCGAAAGCTAATGAAAGAATTCAGCTTGTACAAAACAATATTCTACGGATCTATTTTCGCGTTCATATTGTTCCTTGTATTCCAAATCGATTTTGGAAACGGTATCGAGCACTGGGGTGAGGTGGGTGAGCCATTAGTTATTCAAATCTGGCACTACTGGTTGCTTCTTGGGGTTATATGGTATTCGAAAAAGGATTCTTAAACTGACACCTAAATCAAACACACAAAATGGTATGGAGACAATAGAAATGAATTTAAACCAATATCTTCTAACAAAATTAGCTGAAGAAGCTAGCGAAGTTGCCAAAATTTCGTTAAAAACCCAGCAATTCGGATTTAATGAAGTTTGTCCTGGCCAAAGATTTACTAACGCTGAAAGACTTCACCAGGAATTGGATGATTTACAGGCGGCAATCGAAATGCTTAACGATGTTGGGCTGGGTTATATTCCTAACCCTGTCGCAATCGAGACGAAAAAAGACAAGGTTTTCCATTACCTTAAATACTCAGTTGGGCTTGGAATGGTTGATTGTGAATCACTCAAGGAATATGAAAATGACTGAACAAAATCAACCTAAAGTTAAAGTTGGCGATCTGTGGCAGACGCCGCCGGAAGTGTTTAGCACTTTAAATAACGAGTTCGGTTTTATTGCTGACATGGCGAGTAATCATGAAAACGCAAAACTACCACTTCATTTCACTGAAGAACAGGACTCATTAAGTTTCGATTGGGCAGCAGAACCTTGCTTACAAAGCTATAGGCTTGCATACGTCTGGTTAAACTGCCCATACTCAAACCCTATGCCATGGGTTAAAAAGGCGGCTGAAGCTCAATTAAACGGTTTAGGCGTGGTCATGCTGCTTAACGATGATACTAGCGTTGGATGGTTCGCTGAGGCGCTTAAAACGGTTAGTGAGATTCGGCACATAATCGGCGATAAAAAAGAAAAAGGCAACGGATACCATAGCGGAAGGATTGGTTTTTTAAATGGCGAAGGCAAGCCAATCAACGGCAATAATAAACCTCAATTCGTCTTGGTGTTTAATCCGTACAAGATAGGCGCCAAAGTAACAAGTTACGTGAAGAAATCAGCATTATATGGGAGATAAAAAACCGCTAAACAATAAAGTTTAGCGGCGGAGGGGTAGTACATGAAAACACCAATCGTCCAATCAGCAAAGGGAACAATAGCAATGAACACCAAAGAAATCAAGATTAGAATCGAAGGGTTCAAAACCAAAATCCAACAGGCCCAAGCGAGAAAGGCACGCGCCGACACCAGGCAGCAAGAAGCTAATGATCAGCGCGACATTGATGGACTACGGGCACAACTCAAGGAGCTAGAGTCATGATCAAGCTTGTTGACTTCCTAAGACAGTTCCGCCACAACAACAATCCTGATCTTGTTTATGGTTATGACAAGAATGGCGTTGACGCTTTTGTTAATCCGCTATTATCTGAAATGAAGGGGCTCAGGGCGAAGCTATCATCACTAAAAAAAATCGCCGATGGCTTGCTGGACGCAAATTCACCAATTGAATACAGCATAACAATGGATGCCCTGCTGGATGCCATAGACAAGGCGCCCGGGCAATGCCTTGCTAGTGCCGAGGCCGACGCTTTTGATCTCTTCCTGGAGGGGATTTATTGCCATGTTATCGAAACAAGCGATTTACAGGCATATTCGAAAAAACTAAGAGGTAACGCAACATGAGCCCAAAACTATATAACGCATTCATCGATCCTGAAGAACGCAACAGAACCAGCTTATCAGCCGAAAGAGCGAAAACCCAGGACAAAGCCAAGGCCAAGGCGTATCACAGCGCTACTGATGCTTTTGAGGAACGCCAGTTAAAACGCGAACTAAAAAGAGACCAAGAATTCGATCTAGAGTGTCAATAGGTGGACGGCTATCAACTAACGAAACATAACCGCGAAGATTTTCATAATCAAATTGAATCAGAGCTTGAAAAAAACGCGGTTATTATCGTCACCACTCAGGTCGCCGGTACTGGCAAATGGGGCATGGCTCGATTGTGGCGTGCCTGGATGACGTCGACCGCAAAAGTAATGGCCGGTAATGGCGTGACTATGCCGTTAATGATTAGTGATAAAGGCCAGTTTTACGGCAAGCGAATGTTTAACGCTAATGACGCACATGATTTATTTACTAGCCAGCATTTAGGCGTTGACGCAAAGGGCGTCCGCCTTAGTTGGGCCAAGAAAGATCATGACGGCATGAGAGCGGCCACCAAAGGGGAAAGGTTCAACGCAATGTTTAAACATGAGATATGGGCCACTGAGCGCGGCATTATCTTATTCAAACCCCGCGAATCTGAGTACCAAAAATTGGAGAAAGAGCAGAACGAATAACAAACCACTTGCATGTTAAACGTACAGTTGATATGATAACTACATAGACAAGGCGAACAGCAAAACAAAAGGGAAATATTATGACTTATTTACTTCAACTACAAACTTCAGATTTTGGTCTTCAGTTAAGAACTGAAATTACAGCAGACGATTTATCACAGTTGCAAATGTTGTCTCGCGAAATGGTAAAGAATAACCCTGAAGTTAAAGGCATGGCATATCGCATTTTCTCAGTAGTTAAAAATAGCCTTGGCAAGTTCGATTCGAAAATGGTTAAACAGGGCGCTATTGCTGCTTAAGCAACCTACTCTGGCCACCAAAGATTAATTGGTAATAATCATAAATAACCTAACAGACCCTTCGGGGCCAAAGGAGCAACATGAGCTTTAACATATCGCTTTTACCCAAGAAACAACAAGACGACATGGCACTTGAAAAACGTGCTGCCATGTTGGTCCGACAGGTTAAGAATGATCAGAAAAGCAAGAAATTCGTTAAATCCGAATTGGCAAGGGAGGAAGATCCCCAAATCAAAGCAAGGTTCAAATTTTACCTAAATAAATATAGGCTATTGGAACGAAAAACCAAGAGGAAAAAATTATGAGTATTCATTTTTGTAACAACCCTGGAATGCCGTATTTTGTGAGATTTTTTGATGAAGTCGAGTTCGTTGATTTTACACCGACAGCCATAACGCTTAATGTTGGTCTGGTTGAATTGGAGCATGAACCGATTAGCCAAGCGGTCAACCTTGCACGAAAGCATCGAGACTTCACGCCGAACCACAGAAAGAACCGCCGCGGTAAATTTAAACCATCAGGGGGCAAGTAATGGCGAGCGCACTAGAAATCAAGTGGCACGCAATCATAGCCGAATGGTACGAGAGTTTTGGCTACGGCAGCCAAGACTTAAACGGTTGCTACAACAATCAGCATCATCATGTTGTTGGTCGCAAGGGTAAGCAGAACAAGGTCCACATAGGCGGCATGTTCGTTTTGCCATTGCCCTGGGAATTTCACGACCCAAATAGCAACAGCATGTATAACGTTAGCAAATTTAAGCATAACTTTACCGGGCGATTCGGACTTCAATCTGAATTATTCAAAGAAATGATCGATTCGATGGTTGAGTGTGGCTTTGTGTTGCCATTCGGCCAAAACGTGATCGACGCAATAATGAACACCAGAAAATGATTAAAACAATTATAGGAATTGACCCGGATAGCTCAAAGCCTGGAGTTGCCGAATACTGGGACGGCAAGTTAGTTAATTTAAAATCTATGACGTTAATGGAACTGCGGGATCTTCTCGAAGATATCAGGCCAAGAGAATCGATTGAAATTCATATCGAGGACGTCTGCGGCATAAGCTATAGCGGCTTTCACGTTAGAGCCCAAGACTCTTTGTCGGTCAAGCTAAAG